ATACAGTCTCACTATGAGTCTCAATGAGACAGAGAAAAAGTGAAAAAAAGTATTTTCTTCTATTCTCTCTACCTCTACCAGCTCCCATCAGGCTTTTGGGCCTGTTACTGAAAATGCAGGCGATTATCCGCCATAAGTCAAGCCTATAAGACCATTTTCCTGTTGCCGGCAAGATAAAAGCATGAAAGTATGTCGCGCTGTAGTATCATGCAACTACAGATAAGCGCAACATGGATTCGTCTCTCTCTCGCATTAACCCAACTCCTATCCACTGCCGGCCAGACAGCGAAAGATTATTGCGCACGCATAACGCTTGGCAAGCATCTTGGGACCAAAGTAGCGAGAGCGAAGAAGCGCCAGATTTAGAAGCCTTAACAAGAGAGGCATTCAGTTATTACGCCTCTGGCTTGTTGCCGGTTCAAGTTAGGTGGAAGCTGGCAGAGGCTCATTCATGCCTGACCAACGCCACCCTGACTCGCATTCAGCGCAAGGCTGAGCGTGCCCTACTGGCCGCTGAGAGCGCCCCGCCAGAGCTGCGCCGGGCCATGGTGGCCGCAGCCCGCCAGACAGCCATTCAAGGGGCCATTACGGACCATGCCTGGGGCGCAGCTCTGGCGGGCTTAGCGCGTGCTGGCGAGATCGCTGGCGAGATGCGGGAGTCGGCTGGCCTGAGCGAGGAGGACCTTGTGCTGACCGTCTCAGTCGAGCAGCCTGTACTCCCTGCCGGTGAGTCTCAGCCAGTCTCAGATGAGACAGCGCCCAGTCTCACCGATGAGACGGTTGAGATTGAGACTGAGACTTGTTGAGAATGCTTGCAGCGCAATGAGTCTCAAGCGAGACGGCCATTCATGCAACTAAATGTTAAGCATTCATAGGCGCTGGCCTTGCTAGGGTGCTATTGTATGGGAGTCATTTATTCAAGAGCATTCATGGGCAGGGCACACTTTGTCGGGCAAGTCTGGCACCTTAAGGAAGATGAAAGATTTAGCATTCATTTAATGTACTGCGGCTATAGCGTACCGATGTATTGCTGCTATTTTTGCCATGATTATCCCGACCGCAAAATGCTAGCAGCCTGCCACAGTCTCGATAAAGCCTGGCACGCTATCGCCGTGCTAAAGGCTGAGCACGATGCCTCTCTACAGGCTCTCACCGTTACAAACAGTTAAGCGTCCAACCACTGGCGCTTAACAACCATGCTACTATTAACAAGCAAACACGCACAGCCCACCATGGCCGAATTGATCTCAAGAGCCGAATACATGGCCGATCCTCGCCATGCAGATCGCGTCTGGCAGCAGGCGGCTCATCGCGCCTACTATGCTCAGTTCGTGACTCCCGCCCATTTTATTAGGCTCAAAAACCTGCCTTTCGACATTAAAAGCAGCAAAGATCCACACTTTAACGACATACCCATAAGCGCCTGGGATGAGCTATCATGGCCTATTCCCATGGAATCAAATACATTGTTGCGCAAGTGTGGCGACTTTCCTACGCTTGCCGGCGCTGTTTGCATCTTAAAGGAAGCTGCCCAACAAATTAGGGAGGGTTCGGCTAATGTCTGACCTAATTCTCGGCCCAGTAATTATCACAAAATACTGTTGTGCTACCAACAATAAAGAGTCCCGTATTTTGGCAAAACACAAGAGGGAAAACGAAGTAACTTGGCGCTGTTATTTTAACGTTGACAATGCCTTAAGCGACGAAGAAAACCACTTAAAAGCTGCCGAAAAATTACTGGCATCTTGGCCATACGAAAATAACCTCAAAATAGTTGGCAGGGGCCACGATGCTAGCAATTATTTCTTTCTTTGTCAGTCTGCCTAGCCTTCATTCATTCAAACCATGCAAATTCAAAGTGTTTCCCCCGCTAGTTTGCGGGTTAATCTTGAGGCTAACAAGGATAAGCGTAAGGCAGAGATTTACGATGCCGCCATGGTGCTATTAAGAGCGCAACATGATTTAGGGATAATAACCATTAGTCTTGCCACTATCACTGACTTGTCTGAATTGTGCCGAAAGATCGAATTAGGTGAGAAAATATCAAGATCGCCCTTGCTCGACTTCTAGCCTTACAAACTGTTAAGCGTCCACCGTCCTACCATGCTAAGACATGGTAGGATATGGGAGCCCACAAACAAACAAGGTCATCTCAATGAATATCCCAAGCATCAAAACGTTAAATTCTGCTTTTCCCGGCCTGGGGAAGGACCTTAGGCGCGCTTTAGAATTGAGCAGAAAAGAATTAAAAGAGCATCCAGCAGGAGAGAAAAGAGCCGAAGAATGTTATCATCCTCCTGCAACCCACGATATTAGGCTACATGTTCTGGATGCAATCGCTAAGACTCACGGTGTAGAATATATTGCACACAATGATGACACTATAGGCGCAAACAAGGGCTTTGACTATCTGAACGTAGGTGATCCTTACGTTCCTACGATCATACGATTCTGCGAGACTGGTCGCTATGTTGTCGCTTGCTATGGTGACATAGTAGAAAAGGGAAACTATATTTAACCTCTGGCCACCGTGCCAACCTTACAAACTGTTAAGCATCCAAGATCCTACCGTGCTAAGGCATGGTAGGATACGCAAGCACCAAAGCAAACAAGCGCCATGTCTGCGTCACTTGCCAAGCAAAGCTCTGCCATGGATTCTTTAGCATGGCGGATCACCTATGAATGGAATTGTGCCAAGAACGACCACAAGACTATGCAGCAGATGCAGGATGTTTGGCAAGGTATCTTAGAATCTGCCACTTATCAATGCTTGGCCGATAAGCGCAAGGAAACTATTTTTTTCCTTTGGCATCACATTAGAGCCACTACCTTGCGGCTTTATCAGGTGCACGGTCGTTGGTGCAATGGTAAGTTCTACGCTAACTATTGCGACTTGCCAGAAAAGTATAAGCATGACGACAATTTACTTAAGACCTTACCTTCTGGCCATTTTTGGGCGGTTGTTGATAGCAAGTGGCAAGCTACGTCAATCCGTTACTTTATCAGCAGTGACTGTGAAAATGAGGATACGTCACACTTCCTACCATTAGCGGAGCCTGCTGTTAGCGTCTAGCTTAACCCATCCCATCATCCCATCGCCCTAACGCAATGTCAATTTACGATGAAAGATTAGCGGCTAAGACCTACACTGGCAGGGTATATTGCCAGCATGTAAGGCTAAATCCACAAGGTTACACTTACGGTAAGTATTCCGAATACTGGGGAACCGGTGAGAGGTTGTATTGTATCAGTGATTATGACGGGTTGCATTCTGATCATGTTAGGGCATCCTGCCGCGATGAGGCATTAGATAAGGCGCGTGATATATACCCTTTAGGTATAGTCTCCAAACGTTAATTATCCCATCACCCCATCAAAACAAATGTCACAAACACCAAAGCTGCCGACAATTGTTGAGCCCACCTTAATTCTTGACGAATCATGGGGAATTTATATTCCGCAGATGTTCGGTACTAGATACCTTACTGAGGCAGACTGCAAGCGTTGTAATATAGATATAGAGTATGCAAGGGCATTGGGAGATATAGGGTCTGACCTTTATTGGGAAGCATGGGAAAGTGTGTTAGATAATTACAGTACAGAATTAGGCGAGACGTTGTATCAGGATCAAGATGTTTGGCTTGTTCCTGCTGGTTTTAAGTGGCCAGACGATGGCATGTAATTAGCATCTTGCGCCTAGCCAGCCACATTACTAACTGTTAAGGGTCAGAAGCAGAGCGTAGCATCTGACCCTAGAATGAACAGGCAAACAAGCAACCCAACCCATGGATAACACGCTGCAACCATACGAACAACTAGCAGAAGAAAATGCAATCTGGCCATGGTTAGATTCTGACTGTATGGCCGATGAGACTGGCGAACCTGATTTATTCGATGCATTAAATGAGTATGAAGATTATGAAGATGATGAATAACTCTGTCTTACGTTTAGTAGCTTAACCCAACCCAAGTCATGGCACGTTCTTTCCTGCTTATTGGATTCTGCGCTTATTTAATTACGGGAACTATCGCTATGTCGTTCCTTAGTTCTTTAGCTGACAAGTTCAAGGCTAGACAGTTTCCTATTACAACACAAACAGAATTGATTAAGTATAACTAGCACTATCACTCTCCAATCGCTCCCCGGTTTGTTATGCTTACCGGGGGCAGGGTTGCGGTTTTCGCATAGCGGGGAGGGGGTGCCCATACCTCTCCCATCTCGCATCAGTATTCTCCCAATATAATATCCCGCCCCAACATTCTCCCAAACAATATGCCCACATACAAAAATACGCCAGCGTACAAGCTAGCGTATAAGTTGGCGTACATGCAACCGGGGTAGGGGTTGCGTTTATGGCTTACAAGTAAGCATCCATCCACCAGTGCCACCAACCATCCAGCGAGGGTTCCAGTTTTTGCGGCTGTAGTTTTGACGGTAGCCGTTGTAATTAGCAGTATAACCACCCTGAATCAACTTGGCTTCGCCGTTAGGGTCGTTCTGAATCCAATGAGCAGAAGTGTAGCCAACAATCACGCTCCAGTGGCCGCCGCCAACAGGGTTGCTAACGTTGCCTTGATGCAGCCAGCCCACGGCAGCAGGTCGGCCAGCGTTAATTTCAGCTTCAATAGTCTTGGGATTTCCGTCAGTTCTAAAATTAGCGTCCAGCCCTAGCGAGCGCAAGGCCCTAAGTTGAGCTTCAGCATCGGTGGTGTCCCCATACTTTTGCCGGATACTGCTATAGACATCATCGTTAACAACCTTGCCATAAAACATAGCCAGCATGGCGCAGCTAGAACTAAAACACTCTCGATAGCCAGTGCCGCTGGCGTTATCGTTTTGAGACTGCCACTTGACATCGAGAGGGTTAGGGAACCTGGGCGAAGTTGCGGTCACGATAACTCGCTGTTGATCACTCATCAATCATAGCACGGCTACAGCGTCAGCGTCTTGCGAGCAACAAGTCGTGTCACCCCTGCCGGATCAACGACAACAACGCCAGCCGTTGCAGAAGATGGTAACAGTTTGTAAGAATATGGCAGCTTCCAGCCAATCTCGCCGTTGTGCCGGACCATCGTAAACTCGCGGGGGCGTTCCATGGCTCAATCATAGCTCATCCCTTGCCGGCAAGCAACGTGATAGAATGACGCTGCAACAATCAACGCATCATGGGCACTCTCGCTGACTGGCAGATCCACGAACGCTGCATGGCTGGCATGGTCACTCCGTATGATCCTGCGCTGGTCAACCCGGCATCGCTTGACTTGCGCTTGGGCAGCAACATTATGATCGAATCAGCGGAAAGCCCAGAGATGGTGCTAGTTTCGATCGCTAAGTACACAGAAGAAAATCCCTACCTCATAGTGCCAGGACAATTCTTTCTGGCTGAAACTGAAGAGTTTTTTAACATTCCTAACGACTTAGAAGGCCAATTTATCCTTAAATCTTCTCGCGCAAGGAGTGGACTGGAGCACCTTTTTGCCGGATTTGGCGATCCCGGCTGGCATGGCTCGCGCTTAACGCTTGAGCTTCTAAATGTTCGCCAGCTTTGGCCGATAGGCATTTATCCAGGGCTCAAAATCGGGCAGATGAAGTTTTCTACGATGGATTCCGAACCTAAACGCTCTTATGCCGTCACTGGCAGGTATAATAACAATGTAATCGTCACCCCATCCAAAGGCTAAAGTCATGGATTCCTTGCGCCGCAAACCTAAATTGCTCATTATCGGCCATGCACGTCACGGCAAGGATACCCTTGCTGAGAAAATAAGAGACAAAATGGGCCTGGCGTTTACCTCTTCTTCAGTTTTTGTCGGACAAGAATGTATTTGGCCAACGTGGGGCCGCGACCGCTACCACACTTTTGAGGAAATGTTTGCGGATAGAGTCAATCATCGAAAAACATGGGCAGATTTAATCTCCGCTTACAATACCCCTGACAAAACACGAACGGCTCGAACCATGCTTGAGCGTGGTTACGATATGTACGTTGGGATGCGAAGGCGGGACGAGTTTAATGCTTGCTGTAAGGCTTATCTATTTGATCATGTTATTTGGGTTGACGCTCTTAAGCGTTTGCCGCCGGAAGGCAAAGATTCAATGGAACTAATGGCATGTCATGCTGATATTTGTTTTGATAATAACGGCTACGAAGATTCCGTGGATCACGCGGTTCAAGAAATTCAAGAGTTTTTGAACGACAGAGGTTTTAGTGTTGGGCTTGACAAAGCGGGCCAGTAATGGGCAAACGAACTAATCCAGAAAAGTGCGCAAATCCTAGCTGCGCATCTTCTCACCAAGTCATTATCATAGAAACACGCATGACAGCGTGCGGTAGTCGCGCAAGACGGCGGCGCTGCGAGGGTTGTGGCCATCTCTGGTACACCGTGCAGCCGCCTGAAGAGCAAGTCGAAAGCTGGCGGCTGATCTGGACGAAGAAAGGGCCAGTCACACTGGAGCCACCGCCAGAATCGCCAGAAAAAGGCAAAATATAGAGAATTAGTAGACTCTGTGGGTAGTAACAGTGCCCGATTCGCCTTTTGCAAGGTTAAATTTGCCCAAACATAAATAACCAAAGGCGTCGAAAGCATGATCAACGCCAAGCTTCTTGTTCGGCATTCTTGTGCCTTCGGCGTAACCTAGCGTGCGGAATGACTTTATCAGCTCCCGGCAACGTGGGTGAATCTTGGTATGCACTTCCCCGTCTGCGGTACGCAATGCTGCGTTTACGGATCGAATCTTGTCAGCGGTGTTATAGGGCGCTTCAGGGGCAAAAACAGTAATTCCGGCCTTCCTAAGAATCTGATGATCGCTAACACCAACACCAGACGTTTGCTTCCTTTTGCCGGTCGGGTCAGGGCAGGCAATAATGCGGCGGCGAGTATCTGCGTCTTCGCTTGCCCAGCATTCGCCACCATATAGATCAATTAGCACGTCTGCCATGTCCCATG